GCAAACTACTTGCTCTATTCGCTCAACCGTTAGCACACCTTTATACTTGCGTTCTAACCAAAACTGTTCTTCTATGTATTTAGCTGTTATTATCATGGTGTAATTAGGTGTTTAGATGCTTCGGTTACACATTCTGTTAGTAGGTCAATGTCGGTTTGTGGTACTTCAAAACGTATAATATTTATGTTTTGGAACTTGCCACCATCGGGTAAATATGGTAGTTCAATATCTGCCGAATAATGTATCCAATTATAAAAGTCTTTAGCCGCCTCTTTGATTGTAAGCAGTTCACTTTGGTATGGCATATAAACTATTAATTCAGCGTATTTTTTTCCCAAAATAATAGCATTGGATACTAACTGCCAATAATACTTTTCAGCGTCTGTATGTGCCTTATATTTGAACTGATTGCGTGTAAATCCCATCATCATACTTTGTATATTGTCGCCTGCTACTAAACCAAAAAATGATTTTCTAGTCATAGGGCATTTAAGGTCAAATACTGTATCTTCTTTGTACCCGTCTGCACTACCCACCCAAAATGGTAATGTAGGGTGTGCGGTGGTAATGTCTGATGTGATTATGTATTCAGTGCTGATGTGGTCAAATGCGAACTGCTCACAGTGTTTACCCCAGTCTAAAGGGCGTGCACTTGTTTCATTGCCTAAATAAATACCCATTTCACGCTCAATATTGCACTCCTCGATATAAGTCAATGCAGGTGCGCCAAAGTCTTTACCGTTTTTGGCTTTAGATAGCAGTTTATAAATGTTACTGCTGGTAAAATTCCCTAATCTTTGTGTGTTAGTTATGATACTCATTATAGTGCTTTTAGTTGGTCAAATAATTTTTTGTATGATTTTGTTTCGGTGTTGTTTATTATCCTTTCAGCGTTTTTTATTTGCTCGGCTGTCATAGCATCACGCTTTAACTCAAACAGTTCTTTTAGGTCTTGAATGTCTGTCACAGATGTATCAACCATTACCGCCTTAAAGTCTTGTTTATTGTAAATGTCGGCTGCTATACCTATTTCGGCTGCACACTTTTTGAGTGCGTCTGTTGCTGCTGCCTTTAGGTCATTGCCTATTGATAGCGGTACTCTCTCCGTTTCGCCTTGCTGTAACTTTTTGTAAATAATATCTTTATTGCCAAACTGCATTTTAACTATTGATGTGCCGTTGCTGGTGCAAGTCAATTTACCCTTTACTACTACTTCGCCATGCAGTATTTTTTCGTCTACTATCTCAAATGACCAGTTCCACCCGAACATAAGGTTAAGTACTTTACGCACATACCCACCCGATACGTATTCCCATGTACCGCCACCTTTTGCAGGTCTTGTGTGTACGTATTGTGGTGGTGTGTGTTTCAGTAAACTTTGTAGCTGTTTAGCTGATAGCATATTTTCATCTACAAATGAAAGGTCTTGTGGATTGACTAACTGTAGTTGTTGTGTTTCTGTTGCCATGTGTTTGTGTGTTTTTAATTGATAATAAGCAAATGTACAAAATGTTATTGGAATTTCAAAGTTACTACAATCTCTTTGCCACATTTATTTTTACTTTCTATGTTGTGGCTGCTCCAGTTGTTAGGTCGTTTTAATAGTTGGTGAACTGTACTGCTATGTTTGCCCCATATTGCGCTAAGTTCTTTGATGGTGAATGTTAGTTCGCAATCTGTAATACTGATAGGGTTAGTTTCCTTGCTTTGCATTGAGAATAAATAGGAACTATCCTGTAACCATACACATACACATTCACTATCCTTATTAAAAGGTAACGCTGGTTCTTGCTGCATATAATCCAGTACAGCCGTTAAGAAATTGCGCTGCTCGATTGATGTGGTTACTATGGTTAGTTTGTTTTCGATTGCTTCGAAAATGTGCATTGTAGTTGGTTTAAAAAGTTGGCTAAAAGATTAGTGTACTTGCGTTTATTGCGTCTTGCGGTGTGGTAGTGGAATGTTACAAATAGGTCGTGTTTGCGTTTACGTGTCATTGTGTATTTTTTTTAGTAGGTAAATAATTCCGATTGCTATCAGTACTATGTAAAATGTTAGTTCGTATTGTTGCGGTATCATGTTATTTAAATAAATCTTGTTCGTTAAATTCTTTTTTTCTCTTAGTGGTTGTTATGCTTTCACGTACAATCATAACGAATACCATTACTACTACTATTGCAGCGATAATTATTGCGCTGTCTGCGGTCGTTGGGTTGTTTGGGTCTAGCATCCTTGTACGGTTTGATGTGGGTTGGTTAATGGGGTTTGTACTTTTCGGAAATCTGATAAATCATAAATACCACTATACCCTTCAAAAGATATTCCATAATTACCTACAATTAAGTCTACTACCAATATTGTATTTAGAAGTATTGGTTTTTTATTTTTGTCAAGATACCCACAACTATACTTTATACACTCAACCGTATCTCCTACGTTTATTTCATTCAATAACGTTTCTGCTGTACCTGCGATTGCTACAACTTCATAAGGTGGCGTGTTTTGCGTACCTCTTATAATACGCTCGTATTTCTCAATTAGTTGCATTTTATCGGCTATCATTTCCTTTTGATAGGCTTGTACCAGTTGCAGGAATTCAATCCCTGTATTAGTCGGTAATTGGTCTGCGAAATCAAGTAGTTTTTTTAGTGCGCTCATTTTGTTTGGTTTTAAATGGTTAAAAATTAATTGTCTGCTTTGTCTTGTCTGTCGTAGTAATCTCGGTACTGAAAGTCAAAATCTTCGTGTGGCTTGTATTGGTCTACCTTGCTATCGTCTGTGCTGTCGAAGTCTTGACCTTGATTGACTTCGTTTGAAAACTGCATTTGTTCGAATTGTGTGTTTGTCATGTTTTTATCGTTTTGATAAGCAAATGTACAAATACTTTTTGACACTACAAACTTTTGTAAAAAAATATTTTTATTTGTTTATTCGGGGGATTAGTGTAACTTTGTGGAAAATTATAACACATGTTACAGACAGCGATTACCAAAGCTATTGAGCAAATTAAAGCGGATGGCGAATACAAGCACATTCATTATCAATCGGCTTGCGACAAGGCAATACAGATACTCACCGACCTTTTACCCTACGAGCGTGAAACAATCGAGACTGCTTATAAGGTAGGTGGCATAAATAGCAAAGCAATCTCATTCAATGGTATTTCAGAGTATAGAAACTCACAAGATTATTTCACCAAAACATACAACCAATAACATGACAGCGAAGCAACAAATATTAGCTAAGTACCCAAAATCGTACTGTAAGCGAAGGTCAATGCAGACTGATTTTATAGCCTATGCCGAACCTAGCAGAAGTAATATAGTAGGCATCGGTACTACATCGGGCAAGGCGTGGGATAATTTATTATGTGAACTACAAAAACAATCATTGATATGACAGCGAAAGAAAAGGTATTGAGCGTTTACCCTATGGCATATTGCGAATGGGATTACAACGTATCGGGAACACACGCTTTTAAGTATTATATAAAAAATAAAAAGGGCGGTGACGATATAACTATAAAATTTAACACCCCTGAGCAGGCATGGGAAAATATAGCAAATAAAATACAAAAACAGAAATTATGTACAGAATAAACGACATTTTCAAAGCAATCAAGCTGTGGGATAAGATGGTACTAAAGGTACACCCCCAATATGTATATGACATTTGTAAGGGTAAAACTAAGCAGATACCACCACCATTAGCAGACGATATGATACGTGTCATACGTGAGGAAAGCGATAAGGCTATACAACATTTGGAAACACTTAAATCGAATTGGAATGATTAACACACAACACGTAATAATATCTGTTACTGATATGAATAGTTATATGCAAACGGCTGTGGTGCATATGCGGCTTGATTTTATGTATGAAAATACGGCTAGGGCTGATTTGATTAAAGAAAAAATAATGTCTGATATAGAAGATGTATTAGCACCGTATTTTGATACAAAAATAAATGTTGAATACCTAACAGATAAAGAATATAACAAACAATGAACACAAACACACAACGCTACGAGGTAGTAGCACCGATGCCACATTTTACGCACTTATTCAAAGGCGATATTTTATACCCAAAGCAACACGCATTATGTGGCGATTGTTGGGGTCATGAAGATGAAACTAATCCACAAAGATGGGTTACATTTTGCCCCGATTATCCTCACTTGTTTAAACTACTTGACTAACATGCAGCAAATAATCATAGGCTTAATATTCCTTAATGCGGTTGTATTGACTATGACTGCTACTATGTGTAAACCCGACATTGCAGACGATATGATTAGGGTAATTAGAGAGGAAAGCGATAAGGCTATACAACATTTGGAAACACTTAAATCGAATTGGAATGAACAATAACGAAATAGGCTATTTAACAGTAGCGGCAGGTACTACAGAAGAAAGGCAGGTACTAATTGTAAATAGGGCTGCATTTTGTTTTGCAGACAATAGAATAATATCAGTATGTGAACTGAAAGACGAATATGGGTATTACATTGAGATAAATAACGCACCCGAAAGCGGTAGACCCAATAATCAACTATGGCTTAGTAAGGTTAGCTACATGGGCTTACAAGCTGCATTAAATTTATATTCAGTGGCAAGCAATTGGGATATGCAAAAACACACTGATGAAATGGTAGGCAGTGAAACATTTGATTATCTAATACAGGGAGAAACATTAACAGACCCATTTAAAAAATCATAAACAATGAACACAAACACACAACGCTACGAGGTAGTAGCACCGATGCCACATTTTACGCACTTATTCAAAGGCGATATTTTATACCCAAAGCAACACGCATTATGTGGCGATTGTTGGGGTCATGAAGATGAAACTAATCCATTACGTTGGGTTACTTTTTGCCCAGATTATCCACACTTATTTAAACTACTTGACTAACATGCAGCAAATAATCATAGGCTTAATATTCCTTAATGTAGTTGTATTGACTATGACTGCTAGTACGCTATCTGATGCAATAACTATACTTAAAAAACATAAACAATGACCACAACCCAACAAACTAAAATAGCCGAACTGCTTGTTACTAAGCTAAAACAAGCCCAAAACAAACCATTTGAAGAGATTACCTCACAAAGCGAAATTGAAGCCGAAATTGAGGCTAAAATGGTGCTTGCTGGTGTGGTTTATGAGTTGATAAGAGATGCGTATAAAACAGGTTGGGAAGATGGGATTGCAGAATATGACTTTGATAACTTTTTAAATAACATAACATGCACTACACACGAGATGAGGTAATAGCCATTATAGACAATCTGCTAGGTATGCACCCTGAATTACAAGATGTTATAATGGGTGATACTTACGCATTGAACGCAACCGAATTTTTAACTATAATAGAAAATAAACTAGAACATGAATAATCCATTTGAGAACAAAGCGATTAAATTTGAAACCGAGCAAGAATTGAACCACTTAGCGGAATTGGCAAGTGGGTATGGGTTAGACGTAAGAGATATAAACTTTGAAAATACATCGTGTAGGTGTTTCAGAATTAGCACCGTTGGTGAATTTTATTCAAATTTTATGGTAGCTGGTAGATGTGTGTCTGTTACCTACTCCGATTTCATTGCAAGTTTGGAGCAAATCGAACCACAACCAGACATGGTAAACCACCCACCGCATTACACCGTTAACGGCATCGAGGTAATAGATGTGATTGACGCTTTTAAGCTAAATTTCAACATGGGTAACGCATTGAAATATCTTTTACGTGCTGATAGGAAAGGAAACAAAGAACAAGATATTAATAAAGCTATCTGGTACTTGCAACGTGAAATAAACACAAAGTAAATTAATAGCCCACTACCTTAAATAGTGGGCTATTTTGTTTAAAATATGTACGTAAGCCTACTTATCTGACCGTTATTCTTGCTATGTATATACCCCTCTATCGCCTTTGGGCTGTGCTGATAACCATTGCGATGATGCCAACCGTCTGTACCACTTGGCGAACGTAAACTCTCCACACATACACTCATATACTCTTTACTTTTCTTATGGTGAATGTGGTGTGTATAGTAGTACCTATGTTTGCATTTGTGCCAATTTTCACCAACTTCATGTGCCATTAATAATGCTAAATCCGTTTCTTTTGCTCCATCGCCATGTGTAGTACCGATTATGTTCTGACCGTATGTGTAGTACTTACGGTGCTGCATTGAGGTATCGAATGTAATGTTTTCGCATTTCGCAAACCATGCATGTATTGTTTGTGCAAGGAAAAAACCATTTGTGAAATCATGATTGCTAGGGTTATATTGAAAGTGTACTGGTGCAATAGGTAATAGTAATTCTATGCACTCGGTAAGCAATTTTCTAGCTAGTACAAAAGCATCATACCACATCATTGACGCATCTTGTGGCGTACCGCTTGTAGTGGTGTTTTTAGGGCTATCTACGTGTAATATGTCGTTACCTGCAACAAATAGTATTTGGTCAATTTTAAAGCCTCGCACGTACCCTAATATCCCTTTTACGCCCTCAATTACTCTATTGTATATTATATCATGGTTACATGCGTCATTCGTTTCAAATGCACTGCATAACTTGTTTAGGTGTATATCTGCTGGGTCTATGACTAACAGATAACCTTCGCTGTCTTGATTGTATTGTATGGTCGGGTATATGGGTGCATAGTTGGTTATATCTGCTATGATAGAATTGCGTATATCTTCATAGCTAACTTGCTGACCTTTAACAAATATGCTAAATGATTTGCCCTTATGCCAATAATGTTTAACATCGTCTATTGGTATGCCCAACTCCTCACATTCATCACTTAATAGTGGGTGCTGTTGTTTCTTTTGTAACGCCCTGATATGTAGCCTAAACGCTTCGGGGGTTACATCTAGTTTATGTTTATCTACTATTTTTCGGGCTGTACCTGCTGCTGAACCGCCTGAATTTAGTTCCGCTAATATTTCATCATTCAAATATTCATACTTACTTTTTGTGTATTGATTAGCCATTATTTGCAGTTATGTGAATAATGTTTGCAAAACTACACAAATTTAAGTAGGTTGAAATTATTATTTTATTATTGGGTATCCTTTACTATCTTTTGGTAACACTGCTAATTGTGTAGCTTTAGTATAACCAAATGTTATCTGAAAATGTGGCTTATCAACAAATTTCCATGTACCGCCCCACTCTATGCCGAACCTATCCGCTATAGGCTTTAATTTGCTGTAATCAAAGTTCCAATTTACAGTTTTGCCTACCAACTCCACCACGTCAATGGCAAGTCCTAGATTATGAAACGATTGCCCGCCTTTCGCATTTGTTACTATCTTACCTGCTGTTGTACGCCCTTGCGCATATAAGGCGTTTTGCTCGGCTATTGTCCTGAGTGCATGTGTTACCCTTAGCGTTATATTTAACTCGCTTTCTGCGGCATCTATGAACTTAGTAAAGGTATCACGCACTAATGGGTGTAGTGTGGTAATTCGCTGTATGCTGATTGCGTCTTTCATGCGGTAAAGGTATATTATTACTTGATAATTGCAATGTCAAATTATATGCTTACACTTATTGTGCGGTAAAGGTAGCAATAAAAAACCCCAACTTGAGAACAAGTCAGGGAAAATTAATCGTATGAAAAAACATTTAGTCAAGACAGGACTCGAACCCGTATTCGCACCCTAATGAGTGCCGTCTTACATTGAAACGACTTGACTAGTTAAGTATGCCAAATCTACGCAAAAAGTGTGCAATTATCAGCAGTATTAACAGTATGTTTAACCCTATACTCCACAACAACTTACCACGCTGTTTATTTTTCGTTTCTGTGGCAATCTCCGCCTTAGTGATAGATTGTATCAACTTAGCATCTAACGCCCTGTAATCGGTCTGTAATTGCGTCAATGGTCTATTATCTAGTATTGTATCGGTTGTGCGTAGTGTGTCGACTGAATGACTGTACTTAGTTACATACTTAGTGATGTATGTAGTATCATTTATTGTGCTGGTTTTAGTAATGGTATCATGTGTAATTACTTTCTTACTTGGCAAATAAACGGTTTTAGTTCCGCTTAATTTCACTGGGAAATTTGCCAAACTCCATTTACTTGGCACTACCTTTAGCACACTGTCTGCATCTGCCTTGCGCTTTAGCTTATCGAACTTGCCGTATAACTTGGCTTGTTTCTTTTCACTTGATTTGCAGCTACTAAGTAGAATAAAAAATGCAGCTATGCAAAGTATGCAGCCTAATAACAGTGCTGCAAAAAACTTATCGTTTGGGTGATTATTTGATGTAAATGTCATGAGTGCAAATATAAACAAAAAAGCCAACCTAAGAATAAGTCAGCCCATTTTAACCCTAAAACATTTTTACTTATTAATAACGCAATTATGATAATGGTTGACTACTAACGGTTGTTGCTCTTTATTCAGTTGATTTTCAGCTAAATTAATATGTCGGTTGGTGCGCTCAATCTCGGATTTCAATGCGTAGTTTTCAGCTGATACATCGTTGTGCGATTTGATTAGCTTTTCAATGTCGTGATTGGCATTTTGTAA